TTTTTACCGTCAGACATGACTTTGTTATCCACCAATACGGCGTAAACCAGATCGCCGATCGTCGCTTTTGCCGCGCGGCCCATCTTCATCGGCACATCCGTCAATTGGTTGAGATCGTCGTTGATAATAGCCTGGCGGGTGATAGAGAAAATTTCCCCATAGGTGGCCAGTGCAATTTTCTCACCGCGATCGCCGGTGGTAACGTACTTGTACTCGGCCCCCTCACGTACCTGCCGCAGCGACGGGAACCCACCCAAACCGACGCGGGTCGCGGTTTTAAAGTCTGACAGTTGGCCTTTTTTGGTCCACTGTTCAAACGTTTCAGCAGCTTCTTCCCACCCCTGCAGAATCGACTTATTCGCCACATCCAGCAGGATATTGCCAAAATCAGAGGTGCTATGCGTCAGCGCCAGACCGACCATTTGAACCGGGGTGAGCGTCGAAACGCTGATCCCGCGCTCGGTCAGCGACATACGCGCCAACTCGCGCAGCGTCATACCGTTATAAGCGTTGCTGTTATCGCGATCTTCATATCCAGCGCGGGCCATCAACACCTGGCGGACACCATCGCCAACAATGTTCCCGTTACTGATATGCGCTTGTGTGCCGATCGCGGTTTTGTCCGATGGAGTCGTCCCTTTACCCAACATTTCCAGCAATTTGTCTTTTGCCGCTGAGACGGTGCAATCCAGATCAGCGATGCAGCTCGCCTGCAGGTCTTGATGCTTGCCACCAAACATGGCAAACAGGTTATTGATATCAGTCACACGGGCCTTTTGTTCTGCCAACACCTGCGCGCGGATCGTGGCAGCATCCGCACTATTCTCTGGTGCGGTCGGTGCTGGTTGTAGTGCAGGCTGTGGCGCCGGAGTGGTGCTGTTACGCGGCGGGGTGATCAGGTTACGGATAGAATTTGGCATTTTTTCAAAATCCTCAATGCGTTTGGAATGAATACAGGCCATAGCCTGCAGAGAGGGAGTGACCTGATCAGCGAAACCTAAAGCGAGGCATTCTTTGCCATCCATCCAGGTTTCATCATCAAGCATGGCGGCAACTTCTTCCGCCGACTTTCCTGTTTTGGCCACATAGGCCGGGATCAATACGTTCTCGACCTTATCCAACAAGTCAGCGTAATCCCGCATGTCATTGGCATCGCCACCTGCGAAGCCCCAGGGCTTATGGATCATCATCATGGTGTTTTCCGGCATGATGACCGGATTGCCGACCATCGCGATCACCGACGCCATGGAAGCCGCCAGGCCGTCAATATGCACAGTGATCGCGGCGCCATGATTTTTCAGGGCATTAAAAATGGCGATGCCGTCAAAAACATCGCCACCCGGGGAGTTGATATGCAGATTAATTTGGGTAATGTCGCCCAGTGCCTGCAAATCTTTAACAAACTGCTTGGCCGTGATCCCCCAGTAGCCGATCTCGTCATAGATGTAGATATCGGCGGAGCTGTTGGCCTTGGCCTGCATGCGAAACCAGGAGTTATTTCTTCCGGCGTTCGCTCTCGGACGATGCCTCGCCCTGTTTCGTTGCTTCGGCACTGGTGCCTCCTTTGTCGTTGGCGGGATCGGTATCAAACACCAGCCCCAGCTTGTTGTTTTCGTCAATTTCAGCTTTGCGCCGGCGCTTAACCTCCGACGGGTTGGCACCACGAGAGCGTATCCAATCGCTTTCTGTAGCCGCACCACCTCGCACCTGCACTTTCCAGCCGTTGGCCTCTTTCAGCGGGTCAATCCACGGCATCACCGGGCCGCTGTACACGGCGTTAAAAAGTGATTTCATGTCGAGATCAGCCGGCGTTTTTATTACGCCAGAGGTGATCGCCATCTGCAGCCAGTTTCGGTAATTCGGCCGGGAAATGGCCGCCACAAATGAGTCTTGCAGGATGTTGTAGCCTTCGAATGACTCCACCAGCTCTTGCCGTTGGGATGAGTAGGTACCGTTATAGTCCCGTGCGATGCTTGAGTAACTACCACGGCTGCCTGCAGATACCGCTCGCAACTGCCCATTTCGAAAGTTTTCAAGATTTGGATTGGGGCGATCGGATTTAATCATTCCGATATCTTCACCAGGCTGTAGCCCATCAAAGAGCATGCCCGGCACGATATCCATTTCCCGTTCCTCCTTGTCTTCGCTTTCTGGATACGACTGGCCATCACCTTTTTTAACGTACATGCCAAGAGCGGCGGCAATACGTGCTGCTGTCAGTTCTGCATCTTCGTAATCTTTCAGCGCACTGAGACGGATAAGGATGCCGGACAGCAAACTGTTGCCCCTGATCTGGTGAAGTCGGCGCACAAACTTCAGGTGCAACATGTTGTCGGCGTTGATTTCCTTGGTGTCACCCAACGCTATACCCGATGTGGTCAGTGATTTATGGACCTGATACTTGATAGGGCGTCCCCAGGCATTCAGGAAAATCCCCTGGCACAAACCTTTACCGCTGTCATTGCTATCCAGAGGCACGAAATCGGGCTCCAGCGACTCCAGCCAGAATGGCACCCCTGCCTGCGGAGTGAGTCCGGGGACTTTCCCCTGAACCATCTGACAGAACACTTCACCGTCGCGCAGCCAGGGTCGAGCCAGTAACCGTTCCATCACCGGGCGGGTATATTGGCCAGTGACTTCGGGCGCCACAGACCATTCGGCCCAGGCAGCACGGATTTCTTTAGCCAAATCGTCAGCCACCGCCCCCGTTAGCAATAGCGGCTGCGGCTCAACAATAATCCCTCGGGCGCCGACAATCCTCTCCTCCATCTTGTCCAGCAAGCCGATCACCAGATCATGGTTGTTGTCCAGCCAACGCGCTTGTTCGCGTAAGGAGCGTCCACCAAACTGTGTCAACTGATTGGCGTTGCGGTTCTCCCGACGGGCCTTATGTGTTCGTGTCGGCATCACCGCCTCATAAGCAGCAATCTTATAGCGTGCTTGCAACCTTCCCGCTTTCCAGCCTGGGGAAATGATGCCGATTACGTCATCGATAAAACTCATGGGAACCTCGCCACTTTGTACATCGGCCGTCCGCGGCGCGTCGCTGTCAAACTCGTCAACCGCCGCTCCCAGGACTCTCTGCCTTTGCGAATTTCTGACAGATTTTCCATCGTCATGGATTGGCCGTTAAACGTGATCGACTTTCCCTCCAAGACTGATGTTTCTGCGTCCAGATAGCGCTGGATCATATTTTCGATATCAGCCTGATTCATACCCACCCTCCGGATGAATTTATGGGTGCCCACGCTGAAGGTTTACTTTCAGGGGCTGCGGTGTCTTTTTGTTCGGTTTTTCTTTCAGATGTTGCAAGGGGTACAGGTGTGGGTGATGGAATTGACGTCTCTGTCATTTCAAATGGTTGCGCCCAAGGGGGCGGTTTTTCCCATTTGATCTTCTCGTAGCCACGCAATATCACCAACGCATGGGCATAGACCATGAGGTCAAATGCCTCGTTAGCACCACGGCCCGGCTTCTTCCACTTACCATCTGGCCCGCGTTCTTCATACGTCAGCTCGTCATAGAACCATTCGCCTATCCAATCAGGAAAATGCACATAATTCGGCCCCGCCGTATTACGTAATAGCGCGTTATTGATCCGGTCTTTTAGGGCATTGGTCTGCAGTAGATATAACGGTACATCCCCACGAGCTTCCGCACGCCGGTTGGACCGGCCTGTGTTATCGGGGAACGTTTTACTGATCAACTTGCTGCGGGCCTGGCTGTCACCCTTGAAGAGATAAACACGCTTATGCACCCCATCACGGCGGCACTTACGCCAGAATTCGTACGCATTTCCCGTTACACCGTCCTCACCGCCGGAGTCCACAGCCATGGCCAGCACCTGCATTTTGATGTCGGGGTTCTTGTCCATCGGCCAGGCTTTGTCCAGCACATCAGTTCGCAGCAGATCCCAATCTTCAAGATAAGCGGCAGGGTCAATCGGAAGGCTTTCACCGTTCTTGTCAAATCGCATCGACTGCCTGATGTTGTAACGGTCCACCAGCCAGCGCTCCCCGTGAGCACCGTAACCCATGATTTGAACAACGAACCGGCGATTTTTCCCACCCTGAACGTCTACCGTTGCAACAAGGAAACGAACGCCTTCTGGTACAGCACGCTTGGTGATTTCCTCCGCCCTGGCCATCAGTGCATCTGACTTTCGCTGCTCAGAGGCTGACCTCGGCAGATATGGCAAGCCCCAGTCAGTGTTGATAACCGCTTTCAACGTTTCTTCACTGTCAGTGGCTTCGAATGTTTGCTCAGCCGTCAGCAATTTGTAAACCAGCTGCGCGCAGGTGTGATATGCGGCAGCGGGCCCTACCATCCAAAATGACGCGATACCTGACCGCCGACCGTCGCCGTACCT